AGTTGAAACGATCAATCGCCCGGACGTAGAGATCTTGGCGACCGCTTGCCTGGTTCTTCTTCATGTTGCTCTGACCAAGTGTCTCTTCGTTATCGCTCCCATCGCTGGTACCTGTGAACTCGCTTGGGGTTCCCATAATAGCGTGGATTTGCGTACGAAGGTCAGTCTTGTCCTGCATCAGAACTGGTGAGATGACCTGTGGTGGGATTTGGTGAACCATGTCTTCAACACGTTGACCTGCTGTCTTGATAACCAGTCGTTGGTTCGGGTCAAAGGTGATATTCTGGACGTCGTCTTTGGTGAGTCCTGAGTCGCTGCTGAAGATAATTAGTCCGTTAGCTTTGTCGGCGGCTTCCATCAACTGGCGACCACGCTTGTTGAGGACGTCTTGTGGGATGCGAGCCTGTTCAATCGGAGTCGTGTAGTCAATCCAGTGGTTGCCATCATTGTCGAAGTTGAGTGGGATGAATGGTTTCTGTGGGCATGGCAAGAAGTTCTTCTCAGGTGCAGTGTAAATCCAGTTCGGGTCTTTGCTCTTCTCAAGCACCACGTTACCAACGTAATAGACAACCGCTTCCTGGGCTTTGAACTGCTTGTCGTAGTGAGTCAGCCAGACGCATCGAACGCTGAGCATTGACTCAAGTTGCTTTGGGGTACCCTGCTTGATGCCTAGGTAGTTGAATATTTCTTCTTTTTTATTAGGCCAACGGCTCAATACTTCATTGGCGCTCATCTTGAGCATGCGGCAGATGAAAGCTGGGTTGTCACCGGCTTTGGCGTTCTTATCGATAACCAGGTGTTCAGGGTCAACGACTTCAATGTCAATTTCACCATCTTCACCCTTGTTGGGGTCAAAGCTGAAGTAGATCGCACCAAGACGCTTGATCATAGTGTGGCGAACAACATCCTCTTGCTTCTCGGCAAACTCTACCTTTTCAGCCCATGCTTGCAATGCTTTCTCTAGTGAGAGTGCGAAGTTGCGTGACTGTGGGCTATCCTGTGATGGGTAGGTTTCAGGTGTGGCAACTCGTGAGGTAAGGTAGGCAATGATTGAGTTCGAGGCAATGTAAAGCTGGTTCTCAACATACGGTGTCTGGTATTTGTAGAGTCGGTTGGTATCAACGTGCTTACCGAGATACATGCGCATGTTTTGGATGCGGTTATGTTCAAGGTTGAAGCCCTCAGTCTTATTCCAGTAGTTCACAGAGTCTTGGATGCGGTTCTCTAGGTTCTTGGTAATAACTGCGTCTGCTATATCAATATCAAGCGTCGGGAGGCTATCAATAACCCCACTCTCACTATCACTGAGATTGTCCACGCTGGTATCATCGAAAGGAGATTGTACGCTGCCTGAGTTGTATAATGCCATTGTTGTCCTCTTTATATAAATAAAAGCCCCCCGTCGAGAGAGGGCTATGCTGTTTTGCCTATATCGGTATCATACTATATTTCATTGGAATAGTATACGGTAAATCTGCAGGCATGAATGACACTGATGCTCGGTGTAATGAGCTGATGGGTCAAGTTTGTCACTGCCTACATTTGATAGCACTATCGCATCAGAGTTCACACGCAGAAGCGAGCGTTTGCAGTTGATGCAGTGGATGATCTTGAGTTTGTTATCGTATTGGTTTTTGTATAGGTAGAGCGTAATAACCATTACATATATCTCCAATCTTGGTCGCCCTGCTCGCTCTCTCGAATGGCGCGTCCCATATCAACGTGAAGCCCGTGGGTATTCCCGTCGCTGTCTATCATGAAACTGTCTTTTTTGTGCTGTACTTGTTCGCTAAGTGGTACGAATGCTTTGCCACCTAGTATTTTAAATAATCCGTACGTCGCACTATCATAGTAGTGGTCATCACTCTTTTCGTCAATCTCTTCTGGCTTCGTATCACTGTACGGAAGTGCTGGGAGTGTTTCGATCAGCTTGCGACAGGTCTCAACTACCTGGACAAACGGCAGTCCGTCGTTCGATTCAGCTAATAGATCGTGTAGCAAGGCTTGGCGGTTGATCTTTGCCTTGTGGCTCTTGGCTTCACCGCTCACCATTGAGATGTGGAAGTTTGGGTATTGAATTGAATACCTATCGAATACTTCACGGAACTGCTGCTCAATCGGTCGGGAACCACCCAGATTGCTGTAAGCGTCGTGCGGCATAATCAGTGACTCGACTGGCTCAGTGATTGCTATCTCTGCTATTTGCTCTGCCCAGTAGCTTGGCGTATGCTCGGTGCCACTGACTTCACGGTAGATGTAGTAGTGACGAACACCCGTATCATCTTCTGGAGTCACCGCTATCCAGTGAATACTTGTCGGGTCATTGTATCCCCAGTCGAGTGCAATGTACTTCTGGCACTTATCGAGAATGCTATGGTACTGTCCATCATCTGGGTCAATGTAAGTCGGGAGCGATGGGATAACGTGGTAGGGTTGTCCATCTTTATAGGGTTGCCATTCTTTGAACACCTGACCAACGAATATATCCCAGACACCAAACCGCCATGCCTTGTACAAGCTAGCGTCGGTATACTTCAATGCTTCAATGCTTTTGATATAGTCTGGGTCAGCTGTTGTCAGGATAGGGTTATCGTCAATCGTTGCTGGGACGTAGATACGGCTCATACCATCTTGCCCAGTGAATCGCTTGTTAGGAGGAGCCGGGTCAACGAATCGCCGCTTTACCCATAAATGTCCAACGCCACCTGGGTTAGCAGTACAAAATATCTGGGGGCGCAACTCTGGGATAGAAGTACGACATGAGCTGATGAGCTTCAGGTACCGCTCTTCGGTCTGTATCTGCGTCAGCTCCTCAATCAATATCTTCTGGTACTCGTGTCCCTGGTATTTGGTATAGGTGGTATCGTCACGCAAATGCCCGGTGCGAATAGATGCACCCGATGGGAAGCGGATGACTGCTGGGTTGCCTGTAACCGTTGCCCCTAGTCCGCTAAAGGTGTGCCTCGCACGGTCAATCCAGTCTGAGAGGTCATCACTGTTACGTCGAATCACTAACCCCTTGAAGCGTGGGTGGTGAACATACTCACTGAGCCAGATTAAGCCAGCAAAGGTCTTGCCCCCACCACGCGCACCACCATAGAGTATCTCCTTGATAGAGTACGGTTGTTGCAGTGCAAAGGTCTGTGCGCCTGCGTTGGGCTTCAATACTGGCATTGACAACTCACTTCCGTTAAATGTGTTCTAATAATAATATTTATGCGTAAAAACACGGTGTTTTATGTTAATCGTCAAGTTTCTCTGGGCGGTAGATAACGATTGGGTCAAACTTCTCACCATCATTCGTGTGATCAATAGACTGTAAGGCACGCCCCTCAGTACGATCGGTGATCTCTTTCATATCCGGCAAGCTCTTCTGTGCAGCGACAACTCGTCGATACGCCAAGTCCTGGGCAACAGTGCGGTCAGTATCGGGTACATTGGCATAGGCTTTGAGTTCTATAGGGGTCATACGCATGAACTTCTTGTATTGGTACGAGATAGAGTCCTCTGATTTCCAATAGCCATTACTACGGTTCTGTGGGTTATCTCCAAAGCCACCCTTGCCAGATGGGTTCGGGGGTGTCTTAACTTGGTTTGTAGTTTTGTCGTTAGTACTCATAATTACTTCCTGTATGCTCTCTTACGCCATCTAGGTTCTATCTTAGCTATCATATCATCCAGCACGTCTAGTTGTAGTAGTAGCCTGTCTGTTGGCTCTCCTAGACGCTTGCTATGCTTATATAACTTGTGCAACTTCTTGAATCGCTGGAGTGTTTTGTTCCCATCCATCTTCTTCTCCATTGTTAATAAACTTCCAGTAGCGTTTGCGGATAACATCAACATACTTAGGGTCTAGCTCCATCATGTAGCAGGTACGGTCGGTCTGTTCGCAGGCGATGAGGGTTGAGCCAGAGCCACCAAAGAGGTCAAGGACGACTTGCCCATCCATGTAACTAAAAGCCCACAGCACAACTTCAAGTGGTTTCTGAGTTTTGTGTTCCTTGTGAGCATCTGACCTTTTTGATTCAAACACCCTTGCGTTCATATCCTTTGTTGTATAGGCTATCTCACAGTCAGCCATTGTCGGGAAGTAGGGCTTTTTCCATATCAGCCATCCTCTGCTTGGAGGAGTTTGGAAATAATTACCGCCCCAGACAACAGCATCACATCCCTGTGAAACACTAACGTCAAAAAATGCTTGTTCGGCTTCTTTGTCCCATTCGTGCATGTCACTATAATGAGATGCTTTGGTAGCCCATGTTCCACCACTCATTTTCTTTCCCAGTCCGTATGGTGGGTCTGTATGAACAAAGTCAGCCTTATTACCATCCATCAACACCGCTACATCCCCTGCCTCCGTTGCACTGCCACACATAACCCGATGTCGCCCCAGCTGATACACCTCGCCCAGTACACTCACTGGCGGCGTTGTTTCATCAACCTCTGGCGCATCATCTTCTTCGACTTCTACTTCAGGCTCTAGGTCTGCTGGTATGTCTAGCCCCCAATCGTCAAGCTCATCCATATCCCATTCATTCGCTAGTGTATCCCAGTCCCATTCGCCACCAGAGACGTTATCCTTTATGATAAACTCTTTTTGCTTATCCTCTGACCAGTCAACAATTTTAACCGGTACATCAGTCCAACCGGCTTCAATCATCGCTTTAAAACGCATATTGCCACCAAGCACGATATTGTCTTTGTTGATGACTACTTCACGTACTTCTGCCATCTCAGGGAAATCTTTTAATGACTGTACTAGTTTTTTGAATTTATCGTCTTTGATAACACGAGGATTATTTGGATTATTCCTGATTAAAGAGGCTTTTACTTTCATGTCGTGATAATACCAAATAAGGTTGTGTTTGTAT